ATTGCCTTTACCATTGCGACCCTTTTGGTTGCCCTTTCCGTTCTTGTACGGGCTTTTCCTGAACCTCTTCAGCACACTCATCGAGTATTCTCTGGCGTTCTTGCTAATGCCACTGAAGATTCTGTCGTTTCTTATCTTACCTACGGAAACGCTACAATTCTTGACAAGTTTGCTCTTGTTACTGCTCGTGCAACTCTTAGTCTTGTGTCTTGTGTGCTTGAATACTCTTATTCAACAGAACTTGTTCAATGGACAATCGCCCTCGCGGCACTTCTTGTCGCAATTTGGTTGGCAACAAGCAGCCTCTCCGAGAAGCTTGCTTTGGACTGCGATAATGCCTGGCAAAGACTTCACACCACTGCTACAACTGCTGCTGGTGATCTACTCTATGGCCTGGTTAGCAAAGGTCATATCAGTCCTACATCGACCCTTGTTGATCTTTTCACTTATATCGACGGGGTACTCGCTGCTGGAGGAGTTTTTGCTGCAATTGCCGGTATTTCATCCGGTCATTACGCTAACCTACAGCGTTCTGTTCATCTCTTCCGTCTCTCACTTCCTGGACTATATTCCGCTGCTCCTGAAGCTACCGAGAAACTTTCGGGTTTTTTCAACGATCTCGGGTCGCTTTTCAAACGCTACACGGCGGTTGGATCAAATTTTATCCCAATGGCCATCAAAATCGCCGTCCCAACAGCTACTGCCTACTACCTCTATTGGAAGATCTTTTGTCAGACAGGTGGAAGAGGCAGACGCACAACAGATGCTGACCAGTCAAATGTCCTTCCTCGCAGAGAAAATGAGAGCAATAACAACCCGGTCGACCCTCCTAATCCTATCTCGAACATTCGTGTTGATCAGTCTGCTTTATTTCCACAGTGCCCTTCATTTCAGCATTGTGCAAGGGTACAGAATTCAATTATCATGGTGGGAAACAGATATCATGGAACAGCTTTTAGGATTGCTAACTACGCAATTACAGTGGCTCATTGCCTCTCAAAGCATAACGGGCACCTTGGCGCTTGGCTTTACGATCCTGTTGAGACCACTTACTACTGGGCTCCCTTACGTAAAACAGCACAAAAAGCAGGAATTGTTCCCCGTGACAGTATTGTCATGTTGGACCTACCAAACACTCCTTACTTTCTTAGCAGGACCGCCCTATCCATCGATACTCATCCTCGCAGTGGGGATCACTGCATGGTATTTTCTTGGGAAGCGAATCAAGCAAGCAGACAAGGCAACTATGCACCGGCCGTGGGAATTTATACCCTCGACGGTCTGGTACTCAACACCCAAGCCTCAATCAGAAAAGGGTCATCAGGGGGTCCAATCCTCTCAACCACCGGAATCATTGGCTGCATCAACGCTGAAGCAGAACGAATCACCAACTTCGGAATTGTCTTCGACCAAGAAACTATACGTTTTTTAGGCAGTTCAGGGGCGGGACCATCATCGAGACAGGCAGAACTCTCATCAGAAAACCCCTCAGATCAGATGTCTATTACGACGTCCTCTTCTACGACTATCTCAGAGGTTTATTCCCGGATCTTGAGCGGCAATACCGATGGACTGACATGGGGGCAGAAAAAGAGCGCAATGAACTACGAAAGTACCTATGGGGATCCGAGACGGGCAGTACCACTAGACAACTCCCTCTGGGACTTCATTCAACAATGGGCAGAATCGAAGATTCCAACGGAAAAAGAGAAACAGGAGATCGAAGAGTGGATGCGTTCGAAGAGGAACGACCGCCAACGGAAGGAGGACGACAGAAACCCCAATGCACCTCCCAATCAACACCAACCACCTGGCTTCGAGTCGGGGGACAAGAAGTGTTGTCCGAAGAAGTAGAATCTCCTCACACGCGTGTGTTTGATCAGCAGCTCACACATGCGCTCAACACCTTTGATCTTGACACTGCTGCTGCCTGGACTTTCGAAACTTATGTCTCAAGAATTGGTTTAGTTGAGGGAATGCGCACGATAGACGAAATTAAAATAGATCTCACAGGTTCAAATGGTTTTCCCTGGATACATTCAAACTCGACGGGCTACAAGTTACAACAA